AAGAAGCTTTCTTTTTTATCAAATGCTAATGCACCACCCAAAGCAAAAGACAATGGCATTCTCCACATCTTAGGTAATCCAGCCTTCTCAAGCTTTTTATAAATTGGATATGTGTACATAGCATCTTGTCCTAAAGCTCCAATCATCTTAGTTACAAGTGGACTATCTTGTTGTGCGTTATCTAAATCGGATTTTATTTTTTCAAACTTTTGATTAAGTTGATCTGTAGCATCTGGACCAAACAATTCTTCTGTTAGACCAATCGCACCAGCAAAATTATTTACAAATTGCATCCCATTAGTTCCGCCTCTAAGCGCACTAATAAAAGTATCTCTTGGTATATCCAACATAAAGTCAGCAACATCTTTTAAAAATATTTTATTTTCTTCATCAGATAATTTTTGATCTTTATTAAATACTATTTCTCCAGCATTAGGATCTGGATCGATGCCTTCAATTTCTGCTGTATCAATATTGTTTTCTTTAAGTAATTTATATTCTTTACTATTGTAAACATCGTCTTGTTTAACTTGGTTTAGATATAAATCGTAAGTATTAAATTCTTGCATTATTTTTTATTTTTAATTGTAAACTCTTTACCTAAAGCTTTTTTAACATCACCATCATTGATGATTAATCTTGTGTCGTAAGTATCTTCAATTAAATCAATCTTACGAAGATCATCTTTATAAGTTTCTAGGTCTTTAGACTTTCCATAAGCTATTGCTATTTCTTTTCTAATTTCATTAAAGGTATCTTTAGGTGTTGCATTTAGTTTTTCTTTGAAATTATTTATCGAAACAGATTTAGGTTGCTCTAAATCATGAAGTTCAGGCAATTCTTTTTTACTAAATTTTTTAATAACCTCTGCGTAAGCTTGTTCTGGAGTGAAGTTTTTATTTAAAGTTAAATCATCATATTCATTCAATCTAGCTTCCGCTCTAATCAAATGACTGTTATCTTTTGGTCCACTAGAACTTTTAAAAAATGATTTACCTTTGCTAATTCTATCTGATCCAATTTCTAATAGTTCTCTAAACTTTTTATCTTCAGTTCCAAAAGTAGTATCGGTTTTATATTTTTCAGCTAACTTATTATATTTAATAATACTTTTAGGAGTTAAGCCTTGCATAATATCTTTATTAAGATTTACATCTTCTTGAAGGCTGTCTAATTGTTCAACACTATCAGCTAAAGCAAACGAAGCATTTACAATTTGTAAAATCGCTGGATCATCCAATTTCTTGTCATTAGCCTTAAATCTAAGTAATTGATCATACTGTGAAGAGTTAATAGCTCCACTTTGTCTTAGATCATAAAGATCATCTAATGACGGATTTCTTGATATATTCTCATCTGTAGCATTTAATCTAGCATTATTGATTGCAAGTAATGCTGTTGTAAATGTTTCGATTTTAAATTGTTTATCCTTCTTTTCAGCAAAGATAATATCTTCTTCGGATTTAATTTGTCTTGATATATCGCCATTTCTAATTTTATTAATGACTGCCTTTTGGCTTTTAATAGGTAAAGCGTCTGTTATTTCTTTTCTTTGCTTATCATTTAAAAGATTAACATCTCCTCTATTACCACCTTCAATGTATGATAATTCAATAAATTCTAAATCTTTTTCTTGTTTTAATTTTTCTAATCCTTCAGCACCATAATATTCTAAATTTAAAGGATCTGTCCAAAAGCTTTTATATTCTCTATCAGCTAATAAACCATTTTTACCACCAGCAACTCTATCCAATACTAACTGATTTAATTTTTTATTTTTTCTAGCTTTAGTAACTGCCTGGTGATTTTCAGTAACCTTGCCTAAAAGATCTAAAGAGTATTTTCTTTGGAAGTCATTAACATATTTTCTAACTGCTTTTTTAACTCTTTTGTTAGAACCTAAATCTTTAAAATTTTTTTCGTAATTAACATCTTCATTAAAACCTTCTAAGGCTAATTCTAAATTACTTCCTCTTTTATGCTTGTTGTACTTCTTAACTAAATCTATTGATAAACTGTCTGTAATAGATTGAGCTTCGTTAAGATCTTCTTCTTTTTTTTGTGCAGCATAAAGATTTGTCAGACCGTCTGAAAATGCTTTGAAGCCTTGAGCTTGTTGATTAGCAAGTGATAAAGGTATTGCTAAAGCGGATGTTCTTGGAACATTACCAGTATTAACTTGTCCTTGAACTTGTTGTACTTTTAAAATTGCCATTATAATTCAAATCCTAATTTATTAGCATCACTTAATAGAGATCCAACAGCTGCAAACTTTTGCGCTCTTGCAGTCATCTTTCCAGAAAACTCTTGTCCTTGAGCTTTTGCTTCTAACAATACGGATTGATTAAGTTGATCGTTATAATCCATCTCATCATTATAATCAGCAATGACAACATTGAATGCTGAATTAACATTATTTTCTAACATCACATCGTAAGGAGTTGTGCCTTCTCTAAACTCAACTCCACTTCTTAAAACATTAACGAATAAATTATCTCTAGCTTTTTCTTGATTTTTTAAAAGTAATGGCTTTGTGACATTATTATAAAACTTTTTATTAACTTCTGCTTTAGCTTTGATAAAGTCTTTCTCCATTCTTGTGACTTTAGCATTGTATGCTGAAATGCTTTTTGCAGATTGTGCTGCAGCGATGTTACCTAATGCGCTCATAGTATTTAGCCATTCTCCAATAGTTAGTTTGATCTAATCCATAAAATTTCATTAGACCTTCTTTTTGTAAACCGAGCCATTCAGCAAATCTAACACCAGTTAGGAACTCTTCTTTGACTGCAGTTTGTAATCTTATAATTTTGTTATTTGTGCATAGATAATCCAGTCTTTTCCTGATTAGCGATGCAGCTTTAATTTTGTAATCGTAAATATGTTTTGAAGATAATACCCAACCTTCAGCAACACCTTCCCACATTGGAACTATGCCACCTGATACAATCGGTGTTTCATCTAAGAATAAGGTAAATGATAAACCTGGAATAGCCATATCTAGTCTATTGTTCGTATAACTAGCGTCTATTTCCATGAGTTTACTATTCATACCAAACTCAATAATTTCATCTCCATGCTCCATTTGATATGGAACCACAGTAAATTTAGCCATCGTTTGTAACTAGCGTTGGATATATAGCAAGAATACTAGCTGGTAGCGGTTGATCTTGTTTTATAAAAATAAATCCATCACTATTAAAATCATCATTAAATTCTATTTCCTTGTCACCTTCTAAAAGTGTTTCTACTGGAGCAGATAAATTACTTGATGTAGTTCTAAAAGGTATAGTCTCTAAGTTAGATAAACTTGGACCAACCTTTACACCAACGGTTTCAAATAATCTTAAAACAACTTTACTAATTCTTTTTGTTTTACCTTGAGAGGTTCCTTCGGCAGCTCCGCCTTCTATTCTCATAGTTTGTAAAACACTATCGTAAGATAAACCAACAACTGCTTTTGTAACTGATCGATCTAAAGTTATTGAGCCTGAGCTTACAGTTTTGTTTGCATGGACAGATCCATCCGCTAGGATAGATACAGTCTGACCTTCTAAATGAGAAAGACCACTCAATGATGTTGTAGCGGAGCCACTATAAGTCAAATGACTATCTAAAAATTTAAAATCTGTTGCATCTGTTTCATCAAAATTAAAATCAGAAAAACATTCTACATATCTTTTTGTAGATCCATTGATCGTTCTTTTTACAATACACCAAAGTTCATCTTCATTAAGAACACCTGATATACTAGCAATACTTTCAACAACAGCATTACCAGATCCAAAAGATCCACCTAATATATGTCTGTGCCAACTAACAACTGCTTCAGATCTTTGATATGTAAGCGCTGCTAACTGTCCATCATCTCTAACACACCAAAGAATATTATCTGGTTCTTGTTGCCATTCCATTTGAACAATACCGCTTTCAGTAACTGCATCATTCAATATGGTAAGATCTGGTGCAACGTAACTATCACTATCAAAGTTATAAGCTAGTTCTCTAATTTTTCTTTTTGCTTTTTGTAAAAACAATATTGCATTACCAGCAGCAACTGCATCTACATTAGCAGATCCATAAGAACTTTGTTTTTTAATTGTTACATTAGTCGGTGTTATACTTGCATCCGTACCATCCGCTGAAACTGTAAACTCTCCACCTGATGTACCAACGACTAAAGTTCTTTGTGCTTTTAAGTATCGAATAGCATTAACTTGATTTGATGCGATGGTATAAATCATAGCATCATCAGCATTCGTTCCTGTTGTAAAATTTTCGTAATCCCCAGCTTTTGAAAACCATATTGTTTGTGGATTATTATTAGTTCCAGCAAACGCTAATCTTTGTTCATAAAAACTTACACAACTTGGTCTGTTGTTAGATCCAGAAATCGGTAGTGATGGAGATCCAGAAAATGATACTGTTGCTAAGGACCAAGAAGTATGTCCAGTTCTACTAAGCTTACGAACATTATGATTTGGATGGACCAGGTACATCACGTCAGCAGATTGTGCAAATTTGATTTCAAATAACTCTGCCTCTAAATAAGGAGAAGCTATTTCATATGCAGATCCACCAGATAGTATTTGTCCTTTGTCTTTAAAAAATCTTATGTACTGATTACCAAATTCTAAAATATAAGTTTGAGTAGTTGAGAACTCAAAAGGTATTAATCTTGTTTTTTTTGAACTATCTTTAACCTCATCAATAAACTGAGTACCTACTCTTCTTGTAGCTGCTCCTTGAGGATGAACTAAAAAGTTCTCCATTTTTTTAGCAGCGGATTGATATTTTTCAAAATCAGTCCTACCAGTAAGTTTATTACCAAATTCTCCAGATACAAAAGATGTTAAAGCTAGTGTTGTTCTTGGCACTATAACCTCGCATCAGTAAATTCGTTACTCTCAATTTTTCCTAAACTGTTTTCTGTTGCATCAATAAATCTAGCTTCTCTTAATCTTTCATCTGCTCTAGCCATATAGTTATTTGCTAGTGTTGCGTTGTTAGTGATTGCGTAAGCAATGTCTGCTGCTAGTTGATGTGAAATACTTTCTTGTAAATAAGTGTCGTATAGATTTGGATCTGTTATTTTTGCAATATAAACTAAGAATATAGTTCCTTCATTTGTTACAATATTTCTTCCTTCAATTTTATATTCCATTTCAGAAACAATACTGTCTGTTGCACCGTTATGAATTTTTAAAACTCTTAAACAATCTGAAGGTAAAGAATAAGCAAATGAATATTCTACGACTGGTGCTGTACTATTTTGAGCAAGTTGAACTCTTTTGTGTAAACAATTCCAGGCATGAGATCTAAATACTCTATCTCTTACTGGTTCATATCTTTGATTAACTAATCTTGCATTCTTACTGTCATCTGTGAATGCTGATATTGTTGAAGCTCCTAAAAGATTAAGAGCTGAATTTGCTATATCTACTGCACTTGCCATTATGTTAGTTCTCCTTGTTCTCTACATGAAAATCTAATTGCTAGTTTTTCATCTTCAAAATCTTCTTTATAAAGTTCGTTTAATAAAAAATGTGATTGTTGGTATCC